TCACTTGGTACGTTTGGCCGGTCAGCGTCAACTCGCTGGCAGAAGCCACCCTCGTGTTCGAGGACATTCAGGTCAGCAAGCAGTTTGTTCAGGAGATGGGCGCGAAGGGCGTCTGGAAGAACTGGGAGAAGGCCATCACCCAGAACTACTCCGACACCGAGTCGAACAACCAGATCCAAGAGGGCCTGTCCGAGGCGCACTCCGGGGCTGAGACTGCCGTCGACTACAAGCAAGGCGAACTGGCCGACTGGCGCTACATGCAGGAGTGCTGGTTCCGCATGCCCGTTCCGCGCGCCCTGTACCGCCCCGGCGAGATTCCGGGCAGCCCGGTCCCCGTGAAGGCAGTGCTGTGCGGTGGGCAGGTCATCGAACTGCGGCGCAACCCCTTCTGGCACCAGCAGTCGCCGTACCTGCTCATGCGCCTGAACGAGGCGAACGACAGCTTCTTCACCACGGGCATGGGCCGGTCAGCCGCCTCCCTCCAGTACCTGATCAACGACTTCGCCAACCAGACCAACGACAACGGCATCTACGCGCTGAACCCCATCGTCAAGTACAACCCCAACCTCATCGTTGGGCCGCTTGAGCCGCTGGAGCCCGGACGTATGTTCGGCATGACGGACCCCTCGGGCATGGAGTTCGACCGCCCGCCCGTCGAGCAGATCCAGTACGGCATGCAGATGGTGAACATGCTGATCAGCTACCTGAATGATATGAGCGGTGCTCCCGCCGTCCTTCAGGGCAGCGGCGATCGGGGCGGGGCCAAGACGGCCACCGGTGCCCAGCTGCTTCAGTCGAACGTGAAGGGCGACCTTCAGGACATCATTGAGGACATCGAGCAGCGCATCCTCCAGCCGCTCATGATCCTGGCCCACAGCCTCGGTCAGCAGTACGAGCGGAGCGACCGCTGGATGGCCATCTCCGGCATGGAGAAGGTGCAGTTCAAGCCGGGCATGCTTGAGCTTGACTTCGTCTGGCGCTGGGTCGCGTCCAGCCAGAGCGTCAACCAGCAGATGCGCGCGCAGCAGACTGCCCAGTTCCTGCAGATGGCCACGAACCCCGCCGTTCTCCAGCTTCTCCTCCAGCAGCAGAAGATGGTCAACCCGGAGCCCATCCTTCGCCGGATGTGGGAAGACGGGCTGGGTCAGCGGAACTTCGGCCAAATCATCTCTCCGATGCCTATGATGCCCATGGTGCCACCCGGAGCAGCCGGGCCCGGCCAACCCCCAGCCGAGCCGGGGATGTCGCCCCAAGAGCCGCGTAGCGCGGTTGAGCAGGCACCGGGCGGCGGGGTGGGGATGCAGCCGGGCGAGGGCGAAGCGTTTGGCGAAGTGCGAGCAGGGGCCGATGAGATGGCCGCCACAATGGGAGGCATGCAGTGAGCGTTCAGGACCTTGAAGTTGAGATCGCAACCCTGCGGGATTTCTTGAAGCATCCGGGCTGGGACCTGCTGTCGAGCCGCATGCGCAAGGTGGCAGACTCTGCCCTGACCGGCATGCGCAACTACAAGACGCAGGATGACCTACACAAGCACACTTTCACCTACCTTGCCAACTTGGACATGATCGAAGCGCCTAAGCTTCTGCTTACCCACGCAGAGGCAAGGCTCAAGATGGAGCTTGACAAGGGCAAGAAGGAGTTGCCAAAGCCTAAGAATCTCTGGTAGTCTTCACACTAACAGGCGTCGCCAGCCATAGGGGAAACCCTACAAAGGGCGTCAGGAGTGACTTTTGGAAACCGAATTGCCGACCACTCAGGCAGACACCGCAGCCCAGCCGGAAGTTCCGGCGGAGCAAAAGTCAGGGATCGAACGACGTATCGATCAGCTGACGGCGAAGTTGTACGAACGAGACGAACGGAACCAGCAGCTGCAGGCTGAGCTGATTAAGGCTCAGACCCAGCAGAGCGAGCTTCTTGCTCAGCTCTCTCGCAGTTCGCAGCCCCAAGCTCCGAAGGTTGACCCCTTCGCCAGCTTCCGTGATCAGGTCGATCCGAATACCCTCAAAGCGATGGAGGCTGCCATGGACGCCACCCGTCGACAGCTTGAGGCGGAGACGGCCACCCGGATGAAGGCTCTGGAGCTTCAGACTGCCGTGCACCAGCTTCGTGCTGATGCGCTGGCGGTGCCCGGCATTCCTGCCGAGGTGCAGGCGAATGCGGAGCGGCTGCTCATGACGTGGCGTCAGGCAGGGTTTGATGTTCCGACCCCGCAAGATGCCATCGATATCGCGTTGGGGAACTACCACCGTCAGCAGTTGCTGAAGGCGGCTCCAGTGCGCGGGTACAGCAACCCGAACATTCCGTCAGTCACGCCCGGCATCCAGCCAAGCTACCGCCCGGCCACTCAGGCGAAGCCTGCGAACTTTGACTCGCTCAGCCGTGCTGAGCAGAACGCAATTCTGGAGAAGAGCAGCGACCTCGATTCGCTGCTCTGAGAAGCACACATGCCTATTACGAATTCCACGATTTCACTCGACCAAGAGAAGTTCTTGGTCAACAAGCTGCTTGACCGCAGCTACATCAAGCTGGTCATGGCCGGTATCTGCGACATGATCCAGATGCGGGAAGGCGCGGGTCTCACCGCGTACATGGTGCGCTACAAGCGCATGAACGTCCCGGTCACCACGTTGAGCGAAGGCGTCATTCCCTCGGAGTCCACCTTCTCGCTCGAAGAGGTGACGGTGACGCTCGATCAGTGGGGTGACTACCTCTCGCTGACCGACGTGGCCCAGCTGACCGTCAAGCACCCGCTCATGACTCAGTGCGCGGAGCTTCTGGCGGACAACGCGGCTCGCGTGATGGATCGCGAGATCACCATCGTCCTCATGTCCGGGACCAACGTGCAGTTCGGCGACGGCTCGGTCATCACGCGCGGTACCATCGACGCCAGCATGCGCATCAGCGATGCGGTCATCGGTCAGATTCGAGTGACCCTCGTCTCCGCCGGTGCGCCTCCTCGCGGTGGGCCTTCGGGCGACGCTCGCCAGACTGCGACCAGCGGCAACTTCCAGAACGGTCTGAACTACGTGGCCATCGCTGGCCCGCAGGTCATTCAGGACGTGATGTCGCCTGCGACCAGCTTTGGTACGTGGGTGAGCGCTGCGACGTACAACAACGCCAAGCAGCTGTACGCGGCTGAGGCGGGTACGTGGCTCGGCGTTCGCTTCGTCGAGACGAACTTCATCCCCCGGTTCGTCCTCTTCGGCAACACCACGACTGCGGCTGCGGTCGGCGCGAACGCGGGCGGCACTGGCGCGACCCTGTCGGTCGGTTCCGGCACCCTCGCCAACGCCACCTACTTCTGGAAGATGACCCGCAAGGACTTGCTGCGCGGCTTCGAGGAGTTCATCTCCATCGAGCACAGCACGGCCACTGCGGCTGCTTCGTCCAGCCTCCAGTTTGTCCTCTCGGCGACTGCAGGGTTCGTCTACAACATCTACCTCGGTGCCTCGACTGGCGACGCCAACCTCCGCCTTGCGGTTCAGAACGCGGCGGCTGGTTCGACCAACAACATCACTGCGGTTCCGGGCTCGCTCGTCACCCCGCCTGCGTCTCTGCGCAACGTGCTTGACGGCAACGACCCCTCGGCTCTGCACCCTGTGTTCGTGGTTGCTGAGGCGGCGGTCAGCTGGGTTGGCTTCTACAAGCCTCGCTTCCTGATGTCGCCGACTGGTGCGACGAAGGATGACCCGCTCGCGCAGCGCCGGACCACGGGCTACAAGTTCTTCGGCAAGACGGTGATCAAGGATCAGACCCGTCTCCTGCGCGTTGAGCTTGCCTCGGCGTTCGCGTAAGTTCACAAAGTTTCCCTTGGTGGCGGGAGGGCGAGGGTAAGGTGCACAATGCCCTTCTCCTTGCCTTCCCGCCTTTTTTCTTTTGAAGGAAAGACTCTCATGAAGAAGTTTCTCGCAATCCTCCTCCTGACCGCTACGGTCGCTTTCGCCGCTGTCCAGCTGGATCAGGGCCCCACCAATCGCATTCAGAACATTCGCGGCGGATTGCTCGTGTCTCCAGACACGTTCATCCAGACCACGGCGCTGGTCAACACTCACCGCATCACCCGCAGTCTGGTGGGTTCGGCGACCATCGACTTCGCGGGGCAGACCACCACCTGCAACACCTCGAACATCACGGTCACGGGTGCCCGAGTCAACGACGCCTGCATGGTCGGCCTCAGCGCCACTGCCGGTGCCGCGAACTCCAGCTTCACCTGCTACGTGGCTGCGGCCAACACGGTCACCGTGAAGCACTGCGCGTCTGGTACTGTGTCTGACCCGGCGTCGCAGGTGTACACCGTCCGCGTCTTCAGCAACCTGTAACAGGAGAAGCACACATGGCAGACAGCAAGACCCACGAAGCGAAGCCCGAGCAGAAGACCGTCACCGTGGACGCGAAGGAACTCATCAAGGAATTGCTGCCGATGCTGGCCGCTCTTGAGGGTATGCGCCCGAAGCCCGAAGCGCAGCGTCCCCGAGTGCATGTGCCTCAGGTTCGACAGACCTGCAGTGTGTGCCGACAAGCCCTTGGCGGATGCGAAGGCAAGCACGTCGAGATGGTGGTGTTTCCCCGGCGCTACCCAGAGCATGGGCAGTTCTTTCAGGGCGTGTACCTGAATGGCGTGAAGTACCTGTCAAACGACGAGGGCCACGAGATCACCGTGCCCGAGATTGCGGCAGGGTCCATCGCGCAGCTGGTACAGAACTTCGAGAACAACGAGCAGGAGACGCGCATCGGTCGCCGTGCCGAGCGATTCTCCGGTACGCTGAGCCCGGCTGGCAGCGCAGTGACCCCGCAGAACATCGGCTGGCGGTAACCCATGGCCCTGACCCGAGCAGAAATTGTCAGTGAAGGGCAGCTGCTCGCCGGTCGGGACGACGTGGCGACGCAGGCCAATGCGTGGCTGCAGCGATGGCTGGACTCTGTGGCTGCCAGCTGGCCGTGGCCGCAGCTTCAGGCGGAGTTTCACGGCATGGCGCTTCCAGCTGGGGAGCGTAACGTCGCCTTCGGGAACAACAACCCGGACGGCGGTCCTTCGCAGCGAGTGCTGAAGATTCTGGACAATGTGTGGCTGTACGACGACAGCCGCACCTTCCGCAGTCGCATTCGCATCCGGCACCAGCTGAGCAACCCAGTGGACGCCATTGGGCCCGCTACGCTGATCGGCCGCCCACAGACTGCGCGAGTCTTCTCGAACACGCAGCAACTTGGGGCATGGCTGATGTCTTTCGAGCCAATCCCCGACCGGGGGTACATTCTGTCTGTGCCGTACATCTTCCTGCCAAATGCTCTGTCGACGGACTCTGCCGTTCCTTGGTATCCGGCAGCCGAGACGATGGTGCAGGCGGTAGCGTTCAAGGTCAGCGAGTACCATAACGGCAAGGATCACCCAGTGACGCAGGCGTTCCAAGCTGATCTCGCGGGCCTGCTCGCCAACGACCGCATCCGGTACGGCAGTGTTGGCGGCATCAACGACGTTCTCACCCTTTCCGCCGGGAAGTTCCGGCAGCGGGACATCAAGTGATTGGCCTTCAGCCTGCGCCGATCGTCGGCGCGAATCAGTTTCTGGATCCGAATTCGCTGCCTGACGGTGTGTGGCAGGAACTGAAGAATGTGGCTCCCCGTACGCGAGGCAACGTGGGTAGCCGACCCAGCATGTCATTCATCCGGGAAGTCATTCCGAGTTGGTGGCGCTGGGATGCTCGCACTCGACTCGGCAGTGCGGGCGTTGCAAGTCCAGTAGCCGGGTACTGGCGGTGGGCGCAGAATCTGCGTCCGCTGCGTTTTTTGTTTGACCCCAACTACGGCGATATCACGATGCTCGTAGTTACCAAGAATTCCATCAGCGTGCAGTCAGAGACGAGCAACCTCGCACGGGCGGACATCACGGTCCCCGCAGGTACTGTCCTCGTCTTGAGTCTGCCCGGTGTGATTACGGACAACGGCACTGACCCTCGTCTGCGGTGTGGGGTTTTGGGGCCGCTCGATCGGCTCCCTTCGCTGTTCGTCTTCAACGGCATCACGTATGCCTTCGGGGCAGTCGGGACCAACGGTATCCGCATCGAGCCGCCGGGCTCGGGCACCACGCCCGTGAACTTCAGCTACTGGTCGAACGACTTCGGCACCGGCAACGGAGACTTCTTCCCTGAGGGTGCGGCAACGGTGCGCGACCGCGTCGTCTACTGGCGTGGCAGCAACGTCTACTGGAGCGACCGCAACGACCCGCTGAGCATCGGCCCCGACGCCATCGCTACCCGAGGCATCAACATCGGCGGCGAGGAGTTGGAGCGCATCACTGCGGTCGCCGAGATCAGTACGTCGGCAGACGGCAGCCCAGTTCAGTCCACTGCTGCGGTGTTCACGAAGACTCGATGCTTCCTCCTGCTGGGAGAGCCCGGCGAGAGCGACGCAATGACTGCCGAAGAGATCTACGGCAGCCTGCAGATCAACCGGCTGAACGTCGAAGCTGGCTGCGTCAGCCCGGCTAGCATCGTGCGCACCCCGTTTGGCACCTTTTGGGCCGGACAGGACGACGTGTGGTTCATGCCTTACGGCTCTCTGCCTCGGCGCGTGGGCACCGCCCTGCGCCCGTTGCTGGAGGGTCAGCCTCCCGCTCTGCAGTGGAAGATCCACGCGGAATACTTCGACAACAAGTACCGGCTCGCGCTGTTTGCGCCCGGTCAGGGCCCTGACGCCTTTGCTCCGTGCCGCCATCAGTGGTGGCTCGATTTGACGAATGGGCCGCCCGAGAACTCGGAGGACGCTCACTGGTTTGGGCCGCAGGAGTTCAACCCGATTGAGGTTGCGGGCCCCGACAGCAACGAAGTCGGCGGCACTTGGTGCATGGCGCGAGACTACCGCGAGGACGGGGACAAACGCCTCTATTCGCTGCAAACTGCCTACATTCAAGGCGTGAACGACAGCCTGTCCGTCCGAGGCATGAATCTCTGCACGTTCGACACGTTCGACGGGCGGGATACCGCAGGGCCAAACACTCAGCCGAACCCATGGCAGGCGTCCTACACGTACTTTGAGGGCGACGAGATCACGGTTTGCAGCCGGACGACGAAGTTCATGTACAAGTTCATCTGCTCGGTGGGCGGCGGCAGCGGTCCCACAGAGCCAGACTGGGAATCAGTCGGACCCTCCGTTACTGACGGGAGTGTAGTCTGGGTGCCCGAGTATTGGTCTGGCACGCAGAAGATGCCAACCGGGTACTCCAACATTCAGCGAACGTCCGGCGAAGTCGTGTGGGACATCACGAGCAAGGAGTTTGTGCTTGGTGACCCGCTCGTCGACAAGCTGCTGGACGGCGCAGAGATGGGCTACACGGCTGCCGGGGCGACGAAGCTGCAGTACAACTCGCACCCAGATCAGGCAGTCGGCACTCGCCTGCTGTACCCGGCTGTGGTCGACTCGACGACTGGGCTCACCACTGGAGGAACCCAGTGGGCTCGCCGCCTGCTCCCCGCCCCGATGGGACAGCGGTTCCGTGCGTTGACCGCAGTCTGGCAGTGCCAGCAGGTGCCCTGCTTGATCATCACGGCGGGCTTCAACGACACCATTACGGTGGACTTGTCTGG